TCATACATTTTAATCCATAAGTCAACAAATCAAGAAAGTACCGTAGTTCTGAGGGCTACGGTACTTTTTATGCCAAAAGACAGAAAAGATGAAATTTGATGTGAGAGGGTATGAAAAGTCACAAAAATTGGAAGATAGGTAACACATAGGTAACATACAGGTAACACGCTACAGGTAACAAAAAGACATTGCGGTGAAGAAAGTTACGGTATTTTTTCTAACTCTGATCGAAGCCATTCAAGATCTCGCTTTGTATAGACGGCTTCTGTTATGTCTGTGATTTTATGCCCTGCAAGCCGTTTGATTACATACTCATCAACTTTTGCTTTTTTGGCCATTGTTACAAAAGTAGTACGAGGATCGTGAGGACGATGATCTTCGTTCAGATTGAGTTCAGTTACTATCTTGGTGAAACGCTTGGCGTATTTATCATAGGTTATCTTCATACCGCCTTTTTTGGCTCCAGGATCGTTTATAAGGCGATCACTTCCTAGAGAGATGGCTTCATTGTAGTTTTTCTGTACTAAATCTCGGATTCGTGTATGGATTGGTACAGTGCGCTCCTTACCGGCATCAGTTTTCATTCCTCCGGTGATGCACCAGTTTTCGAGATCAACATTTTCAATTTTCAAAAGTCCAAGTTCTTGTGGACGCCATCCCATATAACATTGTATCAATATCCAGTCAACAAATTTGATTTTGCCAATATTATTCCATAGAGTTTCCATTTCAGAATCGCTGAAATTAATATGACCACGAGTAGCTGCTTCTTTTTCCTTTATGACATCGTTAGATAGATCAAATGTACGGGCATAATTTCGGTCAATAAGTTCATATTCCAGGGCATAGTCAAGCATGACGTTGAATAAAGACTTGATCCGCGATTTAGTGCCAGGAGAAGCCGGTATTTTCTTTCCGGCATCTTTTCCAGATTCACGAATCACATAACCATCTTCTATTATGCCTTTTATATGCCGTGCGCGAAGATCTTTGACACGCATTCCGTAGATTTTGTGACAATATTTCCAAGCAGCAATAATAGTTCTGGCAGAAGGTTCTCCAAGCGCTTGAAAATACTCGCTGGACCATCGCTGGTATAAATCAGCTACGGTAAGGTTATTGTTTTGAATGTCATAAGGGTTTGCTAGGTACTCAGATAAAGCCTGCAATGCTTCTTTTTTTGTTTTGTAAGTTCCAATAGTGATGCGATTCTGAGAAGTTGTTTCAGTAGTTTTATCTGTAGTCCATCCAACAGTCACGCGTGCCACATATGGTTTACGACGTTTCCCTGATAATTTTGTTACGCTTCCGTAACCGTTTGGTAATCTCATTAGATCACTTCCTCATATGTTATAGTGGATTCAAGTTAAACATCGTCCAAATTATTCGGGGGGGGGGTAAAAGTGGTATAGGAATTATCTATGACTTCGGCAAGATCTTCATAGGTTGCCTTAGTGGGAGATAATGATAACAATGCTCCAAGAGAAATTGTCTGTTGATTGCCACAGCATGTGTCTAAAACAGCAGTCGGAAGCACGTAAAATTCCCATTTATCTAGTTGAAGTGGCGATTCAGTACGTTCTTTACTGGCGTACAGACAGAATACATAAGTGTCGGACCAGCGTTTTACTTCAGTGCTATAATTGGTTTCTGCATCCCAGGATCTGGATGGACGAATGCTGAAACGGATTTGCGATAAGCGATCAGAATTCCAGGATTGTAAATAAGCAGAAGATTTGACTTCTATTTTGCATCCAGAATTCGAAAGGAGATCATATGCAGTCCAGTCTTGGCGGGAAGCAGAGGTGTCAATGTTCAAAGCGGATGCAACGATAAATTCTGCCAAAGCTCCACGGAGGGTGTTGTTAAGCAGATCAGAAGAATTCCAAGCCCAAAAATCATTGAGAAGAATTCCAACGGGCATCCCATCATATGTAAAATGTTCATTTCCTGTAAGAGTTTTCATTTTTAGTTCACCTATTTTTGAAAAAATAAAGGCAGTAAAGAGTTCTGCCTCAGTTTCTTGCTGTTCAAGAGAAATAGCATGTTGACTATCTGGTGATATATGACCGAGGTATATATGAGAAATTTCATGCAAAATTTGGTATACGATTTCATACAAAGGGAGCTGATCGTTATAAGCGATTATATAGGCCTGAAGTTTTTCGCTGAAAAAAGAAAAGGCTTTTTGGCTGAAGTAATAGTGCAGTTGCTGAGGAGTCAGCTCCATTCGTATAGAAATAGATTGATAGTTTACGATACGGAGATCATATATTATCTTCGTATTTTTTTACAGCAGTTTGGCGAGAGGTAGAATCTTCCTCACTCCATTGGTTTTGACCGGAAGCTGCAATTTTGTAATTTTTCGATTGGTATTTCTCTAGTAACGCCCAAATAACTTTTTTGTCACTTTCGGAAGCACTGGAATAGCAATAGATTAATTCTTCAATCTCAGGAGATAAAGTCTGCTTAGTTGGAACAGATGTCAGTCCAAGAAGATAATCAGTGCTTACATCTAATGCATTTGCAATAGCAACAACGAGATCAACTCGTGGCATTCGATCGGATAAGGTAAGATACCTAGAAATAGTGGCTTCTGTTGTATGAGCTTTTTCTGCAAGAGTACGTTGATTAATACCTCTTTGCTTTAATAGATTGTAAAGAATGTTTGAAAAATTCTGCATATTATCACCTCACAGTTAGGATAATATATGCTTACCGTAAAGTAAACAAAAATTACAAAAAATATAATATAATTATTGACAATTACCAGCCGGTAAGATATTATGATGTCATAGAAAAATAACAGGAGGTGAGAAGATGAACAGCACAAGACTCCGAGAGTTGCGGGCTGGAAAACGGGCATCCTTGGGAACACTAGGAGCAGTAATAGGAAAATCCGTAGTTTCTTATGGAAAGAAAGAACGCGGAGAAGTACCGTTTAAACCAGAAGAAGTCCTGGCGTTATCAAAGTTTTATGATTTATCATTCAACGAGATGAACGCTATTTTTTATGACTCAAAATTACCGATTGGTAATTATGATGATTTCCGCATCGTGATAAAAGTTCTTGGAACGTAATGTAAGTATAGCAGAAACAAGGGGGAAACAACATGGATGCAGGAAGTAGATATACGGGCACAAATGTTTACTTCCTATGTAGGATTTCAGCGTCAAAATACAACGATAATTTCAAAAGCCGTGAAAGAGCGGCGGAATATTTCGGAATATCCGTATCAGCCCTTGCAAATTACGAGAGAGGGATAAAAGATCCACCTAAAGATATTGTCCTGATGATGGCAGATGCATACAATGCGCCGGAACTTATTAACCGGTATTGCATAAATATTTGTCCGTTTGGACAGAAAAGGCAACTTTCGGAGAAAGTAAAGACGCTGGAAGCAGTTACGGTAGGAATAGTAGCAAAGTTAAATGGTGACAAAATAGAAAAAATCAAAAGGAAACTGTTGGAAATAGCAGAGGATGGGATCATTTCAGAAGATGAGGAACAAGAATTCTTGGAAATCTCAGAGGAATTGGACGAGTTGGTTGTTTCCATTAGCGAATTAAGATTAGTAAAAGAAAGAAGGCGATAATATGTGCAGTGAATGCGGAAGAATTATCTGTGATAGTAGCTGTCCGAACGCGGAAGAACCGAAAGTTATGTTGACATGCGGGGAATGCGGTAGAGAGCTCCATGTAGGAGATAAATATTTTGGAAATCATGAAATTGGCATATTTTGCAGGGGGTGCATGAAAACTAAAACAGCAGAAGAAGTTTTGGACATACTGGGTGAAGAGTTTTCAACCGTGGAGGAAGATTGATGAAAGTGAATGAAAGAGAGTTTCCTGTTTTCCCAGAATTGGAATTTGAGGAAACTAAACATACTTATACGTTAGACGGGCAGATGCTTCCAAGCGTGACAACAGTGATGAAGCCATTGGATCAGGCATTATATGCTGGAATCAGTGAAGAAGTTATGAGAATGGCTGCGGAGAGAGGAACGGCAGTACATAATGCAGCTGAAAATTATGCATTGTACGGGATTGAAGATATAGATCCTAAATACAAAGGATATTTTGAAGCTTTTCTGAAATTTTGGGAAGATCAGAAACCAGAGCCTTTAGCAGTGGAGAGCCGATTGTATCATAGGATTTTGCGATATGCAGGAACAGCAGATCTACCGTGCATTATGGATGGCAGAAGAGTTTTAATTGATTATAAGACTTCGGCTGTTATTAATGAAATGCTTACAGGCGTGCAGCTTGAAGCGTATGCAAAAGCATATGAGAGTCACGGATATAAATTTGATGAAAAGGCGATAGTACATCTGAAAAGCGATGGGAGCTACAAGATCTTGAGATATGGAGAGAATGATTTGGAAAGCTGGAAGACATTCTCGGCATTGATGGTTGTTTGGAATCATATCCAGAAATTTAAGTAAAGGAGATAGAAAATGAGTGAAATGGTTACGGAAGAGGTAGTAGCAACAATTGAAATGCCTGCTGAGGTGGAAAAAGAAAAAGAGATTAAACAGGAGATTTCCACTGTAGAATTGACAGCAAAGGAAATGGTAATTTTGTCAGATGCAGATTGTGAAAGAGCTGCGGAATTTGGGAAAAATATCAAGAAGCAGGCGAAAGTAGTTACAGATTTTTTTAAGCCGATGAAAGATTCTGCATATAGGGCTCACAAAGAAATCTGCGATAGAGAAAAAACGATGCTGAAGCCTTTGCAGGAAGCAGAAAAAATCTTGAAATGCAGTATAAAGAATTACTATCAGGAAAAAGAAAGAAAACGCTTGGAACTGGAGGCAAAACTTAGAAGAGAAGCAGAAGAAGAGAGAGAAAGAAAACTTAATGAAGCTGCAGAGCTGGAGATGGCAGGAGAAAAAGAAGCCGCCGAAGCCGCATTGTTAGATGCGCAGGTTACGGAAGAGATTGCAGTTAATACTTCTGTAATTGCTGGACCGGTAAGAACGAAGGGAGTGACCAACACAAAAGATTGGGAAATTCAGAGTATTGACAAGGAAAAAGTTCCAGTAGTTTTTGCTGGAATGGAGATCAGACCGGTTGATGAAAAGGCAATCACGAGACTTATAAGAGCATCAAAGGGAACTATTCAGATTCCTGGTGTTACATACAAGGAAACAATTAAAATAAGCGTTAGGGGGTAAGAAAGATGGAAGCAACTAAAAAAAATACATTAACTGTAGTCGAATACGATGCTGATGGAGTAAAAATCAAGCTGGATCCAGAGACAGTCAAAAATTATTTGGTAAGAGGAAATGGGGCAGTGACCGATCAGGAAGTTTTGTTCTTTATACAGACTTGCAGGGCTCAGAAATTAAACCCTCTGGCATATGGAGAAGTATATCTTATTAAATTTGGTAATGAGCCGGCACAGCTGGTGATTGGAAAAGAAACTTACATGAAAAGAGCGTTTCGGAATCCTAACTATTCTGGAATGAAATCGGGAATAGTTGTACAAAGAGGAGAAACGATCATTCAAAAAGAAGGAACTTGTGAATATCCATCAGAGACACTGATTGGCGGGTGGTGTAAAGTTTTCCATACATTGAATGAAAAAGAAACTGAGACATTTAAAGAAGTATCGTTGAAGGAATATCTGAAATACAATTCTAAAGGAGTACCACAGGCTAACTGGGGAACCAAACCGTGCACTATGATTGAAAAAGTAGCGGTATCACAGGCTATGAGAGCTGCTTTTCCTGATGATTATCAGGGATTATATACAGCAGAGGAGTTTGGATATACAGATAGAGATGCGGAAAAAGGCAGACCACTTGATGATAATGCAACGATTGACAATCAGGAAGTTACAACAGAAGAAGTTACATTTATTACGCAGGATCAGCGGAAAGAGTTTTTCGATTTGGCAACAAGTTTCTATGGCAAGAAAGGCAATAGCGTTGTGAAACATATCTGTAAAGCGCTTGGGCTGGAATCTACAACAAATATGACAGTACAGCAGTTTGAGACGGCAATGGAATCTTTGAAAGTAGGAATTGAGGCAGATAAGAAGAAAATGGCAGAAGCTGCAAAGCAGTCAGAACAGAATGAAGAGAAGAATCCGGGAGAACATGAGTAGAACACGCACGGCAGTCGGAAATGAAATACTGGCTGCCGGAAGGTGGTGATAATTGTGGCGTGGATAAGCGTGCATGATCATGTAGATGGAGGAAAACTTCGGGAGCTGGCGAAAGAGATTGGCTGTTCGCAAAAGGAGGCTCTTGGAATTCTTGTATCGTTATGGATATGGGGATTGAACAATGCGGATAATACAGGAGAACTGAGAAGCTGCGACAGACATGATATTGCAGAAGAAGTACTATCAAAGGGAATCAGCGAGGGATTGGATAAAAATAAAATTGTTGAGTCTTTGATAGAAAAGCGATGGGTTGATGAAGTGAATGGAACCTTGTATTTACATGATTGGGATGAATGGCAGGAACAGTGGTATAAATTTCTGAAGCGTAAAGAATATGATTCAGAAAGGAAACGCCGTGATAGGGCGAAAAAGAAAGCAGAAGAAAAACCTGTAAGTAAACCCACAGAAACAGAGAAAACAGAAAATACGGACAGTCACATGGACGGTCACAAGGAAAATCCTACGGATGTTCCAACGGAACGTCCTACGGACAGTCCACCGGACAAAAAAGTTAAAAAGGCATCAAAAAAGAAAGTAGAGAAAAAGCAATACGCTGACTTCGTTACCTTGAAAGAGGAAGAATATCAAAAGCTGGTACTTAATTATGGACAAGCAGCGGCAGATAAGAGTATTGAAAAATTGAATCTGTATAAGGGAGCTAACGGAAAGACTTATAAAAGTGACTATATGGCAATCTTAAACTGGGTGATGGAAAAAATAGAGAAAGATTTTCCAGGGTTAATAAGAAAACCGGCACCAGAAAATCAGAAGAAATCAGAAAAGCACGCAGAAGTTAATCCATTCGGGCAGTGGAAGGAGTAAAGATGATCGGCAATACAGTAGAAAAGACGGTAGAGAAAGTTATGGATCATACATACAAGGCAGCTTCAGACTACATTGGCGAAGATGGTTTATTGTATTGCGGAATGTGCAAGACCAGAAAAGAGAGAAGGATTACATGGCTTGGGACTGAAAGAAAAGTCCCAGTCATGTGCAAATGCCGAGAAGAAGAATATGAGGCTCAACAGGAAGAGGACCGCAAGAAGCAGGAGGCATATGACATCCAAAGGGCGAGAGTCAGGAGTATGTTGTCGGATAACTTTAAGACAGCCACTTTTGAGAATTATAATGTCAGGAAAGAATCGGAGCGGTATTTGAGAATTGCACAGAACTATTGTACAAATTTTCGCAAGATGTTGGAAAATAATCAGGGGCTTCTATTATACGGCACTGTAGGAACCGGGAAGTCTTACACGGCGGCCTGCATAGCAAATTATTTACTGGATCATGGGTATTCAGTCATTATGACATCTTTTGTGAGAATATTACAGCAGATGCAGGGATTTGACAAAGAAACGGAAGATGCATTTATCTGTAGGTTAAATAGCGTAAGTCTTTTGATAATTGATGATCTGGGAGCAGAAAGAAGTACAGATTATGCGCTGGAAAAGGTGTATGGCGTAATAGATAACAGGTATTTGGCAAAGAAACCATTGATTCTGACTACAAATTTAGATTTAGGGCAGATGCAGGCAGTGAGCGATCTTCGTTATGAAAGAATTTATGACAGAGTATTTGAAATGTGCTATCCAGTAGAATTTACAGGGATATCGTGGAGAAAGAGGGAAGCTGCACAAAGATTTGAGAGTACAAGGAAATTATTGGAGGAATGAAATGGATAAAATAATAGTAGGCAGAAATGTAAGGACAATTCGGGAGAGTAGAAATGTATCTCAGAAAGAATTGGGAGAACTGATCGGGAAAAGTGCAAGCACTGTTGGAGATTATGAAGCTGGCAATATAGATATTCCGTGTACAGCAATCTTGAGCATCGCAGAAGCATTGAAGTGCGGTCCGGAGGAATTCTTCGGGGTGAAAAGCGATCAATTCAATCCTGTTGCAGAGTTGAGAATTTATACTCAGGAGGATAGAAAAATTGTAGCTGGCATCCTGATTATGAATGGCTATACTGTTAGGCAGATGAAAGTTCCGAAAGAGAAAGGCAAGAGTAATTATTATTGTCTGCAAGCAAAATTGGAAGAAACCAGTTTGGAAAGTCAATGAGGTGCTGAAAATGGTTAAGTTTATAGTACCTGGTGAGCCGGCAGGAAAGGGAAGACCGAGATTTTGTGCCGGCTATAGTAATAAGACTGGAACGGCTTATACAAGAGCATATACACCGAAGAAGACCAAGATGTATGAAAATCTGGTGAAAATCGAGTATGAAAAACAGTGCGGAAGATATAAGTTTCCAGATGATTCAATGTTGGATATTCGAATCTTCGCCTATTACGGGATCCCAAACAGCACGCCAAAAAAGAAACGTCAGGGAATAGTGGAAGGGAAAATTCGACCGACAAAGAAACCAGATTTTGATAATATTGCGAAAATCATTTGTGACAGTTTAAATGGAATTGCATACAAGGACGATAAAATGATTGTCGATGGAATGTTCCGGAAATATTATTCAGAGGATCCTAGAGTTGAAGTTAAAATTATGATTGCAGGAGAAAAATAATATGGAGAATTGTGCGAGATTAAAAATTGAGGGAGAAATCTTTGATGATCTCAGGAAAGACATTAATATGGCATTGCAGAAAGCGTTGAAAGAAATGACAGATAAGGATAGTGATGAGGGAAAAATTTCAATTGCGATAGATATAAAGCTGGATAAAGAAAGAATTCCTGATTACAGTTCCGGCCAAGACGGAAAATCGAGAGATATTGTAAAACCGAGATTTTTACATAAGGTAGCACATGCGATTAATATTAAAGGCGAAAGAAAAGGCGGCATCAATCCAGAAATGGCAATGGTGCAGGATGAGGAAGATAAAGAACTTGTATTAACCTATGTTAACAATACAGAGCAGAGAAGCATTTTTGATGATGATATTCAGGAAACTATGAACAGAAATACATCAGAAGAAAATGCAGAAAATCTTATTGAAGGTATTGTAGCAGATGAAACAGCACTGCCAGGACCAGTTGAGGACGAAGCGAGACCGTCAGATTTTGATGAGGATGATTACGGGTATGAAGAAGGCCTGTAATTTTAGGAGCGGCTACTGAAAATGTACGAATATGCGAACATAAAGGCATATAAGCCAGACCACCGGGGAACTCATTTGCAGATATTTATTCCAGATCAACATTTGGAACAAGCTATAATGAAGAAAAAAATCAGGGATTGCTTGGTGTGGTTGGATGATGGAAGACATATAAGTGCAGAACAGAGAAAGAAAATTTATGCAACTATCCGGGACATAGCCGATTATACAGGTTATGCTCCGGAAGAAATGAAGCAGAGATTAAAGCTGGAACATATCATTCGGACTGGGTGCGAAGAGTTTTCTTTATCTGATTGTACGATGGATACAGCGAGAGAATTTATAAATACGATGCTGGATATGGCGTTAGAAATGGGAATTCCTTTACAGGATTTTGGGAGTGATCGGACGGATGATATAGATCATTATTTGTGGGCTTGCCTGAAGAATAGAAGGTGTTCGGTATGCGGAAGACCCGGGGAGATCCACCACGAAGATACAGTGGGAATGGGAAATGACAGAAGAACGGTAGATGATTCGGAGAATAAGAAAATCTGTTTATGCAGAATACATCACACAGAAGCCCATACCATAGGCAAAAGCAGTTTCAGAAGAAAGTACAAGGTTTACGGTATTAAGTATTCAGAAGAATAAAAAAAGACAGCCCTGTTGAACAAGGCCACCTTTTATAGATGTACGTGTAGATATTATAGCAGATTGATAGTAACAAAGCAATTGGTATTAGGAGGAATTGTTCAATGGGAGAAACACCGAAAACTACAGACTGGCTGGAAAGAATGATGAAACAGGTTGCCGAGATTGCGGCGGAGAAAGGAATCAATGCTTACAGAGAAACATCGGCGGCAGCACAAAAGGAAAAATATGACAGAAGGTACAGAAATGTGAAGCTCCTTCTGGAACATTACCGGGATTTCTCAAATTATGGAGAGAAAGCGGTATATAGGATCTATGAAGCGATGGAAAAAGATGAGGATATAGCAGATATTCTTGATCTGATGGAGGGGAGAAGAAAAGATGAAGACGGAAAGATAGAGAGCATTGAAAAAGGTGTAATCAGGACCAAGGTGATTATGAGGCATGTAAATGAGATGCTTAATATATACAAAATCAGTTGTAGAGAGTCGCCATATCAGGAAGAAAAAAGAAGGTGGAGAGTGATCTATGCTCTTTATCTCAGCGATGAACCGAAAACGGTTCAGGAAATTGCAGAAGAAGAATATATTAATGAGCGTACAGTCTACAAGGACGTAAAGGCTGCCTGCAAGCGACTTACAGCGTTAATCTTTGGAATAGATGGGTTCGAAAGATAGAATGTAACCATGGGGCTATACCGAGGGCAAAACGAGGGCATTGACAGTTCATATTACCAAATGGTAAGATGTAGCCCGTAAACAAATGAAATGTCACTCCATAAAATAAAAGGATATTTCCAATTGACACCAGATACCGGTAAGCTAGAATGAAGATAAGAAACTTACCAAACGGTATTTAAGTGGAGGTGGGAAAATGATTAAAAAGAGTGACATGGTTAGAAATCTGGTTGCGACTAGACAGTACAAGAATGCGCTGCGTATAGCAAAAGATTTCAGGCTTGGTATAACGAGAGAGCAATCATTGAGTATGAAAAAGGCTTATGAGTGCATGGTACATGAACGCTTCTACAAATCCCTTGGTGAAGACACGGATGCAAGAATTGCTGAAGGTATAGAAACGATAGTAGCTATCTACGGAAGGGAGAATGAACATGGCAAAGTTGTACACGAGCAGATTTAGCAACAAGGAATTGGAAACAGGAAAATACACCGTAGTAGGAATTGTACGGAGTATGCCGAAATTTCCAATGAAGTATAGGATTTCAGGGGATATAACACAAATTGCCCCACCTGGTTATCTTTGGAATGAATATAACAGGGACAGGTTCAGAGATCCGTATTTCAAGCATTTGGAAAAAAGCGGATATCCAGTCATTGGGGCAATCATCCAGTCTTACTTGGATGAAGGAAAAGACGTAGTTTTGTGTTGCTACGAAGATGTCAGAAAACCAAATGAATGGTGTCATAGATTAGTTTTCGCTGAATGGTGGTATGAAAAGACGGGAGAGAAGATTGAAGAACTTCCAGATCCGTCACCCATACCAGGTGTAAAGAAAGCGAAAAAGAAGAGGGAAGAGGAAGAAAATTCCGGTTATGAGCAGATGTCGTTTATGGATGATCTGTATCGGCAGATGTACCCTCATTACACAACCTAACCGCTGATAGCTTAGTGATAGAGCACCCGGCTCTTTACCGGGAGGGCGCAGCGTTTGACTCCTGCTCGGCGGACCAAAAACAAGACTCGGTATCGAAAGATGCCGAGCTTTTTTATGCAATATGTTCAAACGGGTTTCAAGGATCCCCGGGGTTATATAATTACCAATTGGTAATAATGCACAAAAAATATTATAAAAGAGGAGAGAAGAAGTTATGCCGATGTTTCAAAATCCGGGAAGTTTCTTCGTTGGGGGCACATTGGTACCAGCAGAACAGAAATTCCTCAAGGTGTTATTAGAGACGGCAGTAAAGAGTGGGTATAACCGGTTTGTAGAACCGTGTGCAGGAACATTTGCTATGTCACATCTTGCTGTGCAGGCAGGATTTAAGCCTTCACAGATTGAGAACAGCGATGTGTCCATGATGACTACAATTATGGGCTACGCAATCATGGGGAAACCACTGGAAGAACTGTTCATTCATGCGAAAGGGTTTAAAGATGAGGAACTGAAAAGCCCGGAGGTTGCGTTGTATGCCTGGAAATATCTGAGTACAGCAAAGAATGCAGGAAAAGAATACTTTTATAATTTCATGCTGGATTTGGTAAGCAGGAAAACCGAACACATTGAAAGCGTTAAGGAACAGTTGGAGAGAGCAAAACAGGCACTTGGAGGTATGAAGTACAGGGCTTTGGATATGTGGAAACATCTTGAAGAAGTGTACGATGATCCAAATGCAATTGTTATTGCAAATCCGCCGACTTACTTGGCCGGATATGAGAAGTTCTATGATACGGCTGGAAACATGACATGGAAAGAACCGGAATATGAATTGTTTGATCCGGCGGACGGATATAACAAGTTGATGGAGATAATGAAAGACGCGAAATGTTTACTTCTTTGTTATCAGGAAAGCGAACCAGGCGGAACCGCAGCGGAACCAGTATTTGCCAGATATGGAGTCCGGAGTGGTGTGAACGCCTACATCATATCCAACAAACCAGATGTAGCTGAGAAATTAGCACGAGGGAAAGCAATTGCAAGACCAGGGGAGAGCAAACTTTCAAGTCTGGAATGCAGTATGCTTCCGAGAGACTATGAAATTACGCCGAAAACGAAGATTCAGTTATGCCAGGTCGAGAGAGCAGAAGCACAGTATTACAGGCAGTTGTGGACGCATAATTTTGTTGGTTCCGCAGCACCGATCAATATTGCTGTTCTGATCGACGGGAAAATTGCCGGAGTGTTCGGGGTAGATAAAGCAGCATTGACGATGGGAGCGTTTGGTACTCAGGTATCAGATGCTCTTTTTCTTATGTACGGGATGACTGTACCGCACAAGAAATACCGTCTTGGAAGATTGCTGACCATGCTGGCACAGAATAAAACGTTCGTATTCAAGATTTGCACAGATCTTGAGAAAGAAAAAGTGGGACATTTAAAGACAGTCCAAATGACCAAATATCCGGAAGCAAAGGAAATGCGTGGAGTTATGAAGCTGACAAAGCGTGTTCCTGATACAAAAATGGGCTTTCGATTAACTTATGAATCAGAACTCAAGAGTAGAACAGAAAAGGAGACACTTGCGGAATGGCTGAGGAAGGAAGAGAAATGGCAGAAGGAGAGAGCGAAAACAAAGGCAAAATCCGATATGAAAAAATAGCGGATATGGGAGCCGGGCTTATTATTGCAAAAGTTCCTGCGGAGTGCATAAGAGAGCAGGATATTAACGCCCGGATCATGAAGAATGAGATGCAAAGGCAACTGACAGACAATATTCGGAAGAGAGGGCAGTTGGAATCCCTTCCTCTTTGCGCGCTCACACAGGATGGCAATAGAATTGAAATTATTTCGGGACATCACAGGATTCGTTCTGGAAAAGATGCCGGTATCAAAGAATTTTGGGTAATCTTAGATGTCAGCGGATTAAGCCGATCAAAGATCGTAGCAAAGCAGATTGCTCATAATGCGATTAGTGGTTTTGACGATCAGTCCACGTTGAAAGAATTGGCGAAGATGCTGGAAGATGTTGACGATATGATTGAAAGCTATGCTGGTAAGGATATTTTGGAAGAACCAGAAGCTGAGTTGGAAAAGTATCTGTCCCCGACAGTAGACTTTGAATGGAAGAATCTGACGTTTACATTTCTTCCGCATCAGGTTAGTGACCTTGAAAAACTGATTGATGCATTGGAAAGTACGAAACCAGATTTTCTTGGAGTTGCAGATCTTGAGCAGTATAAGCCATTTCTGGAAACATTAACGAAGTATCAGCAGTTTGCCAATGTCAAGAATACAGGTGCAGCAATTCATGCAATGATTAAATGCACGGGTCAGATGTTTGAAGATATTGGATATACAGCAGATATGGAGTGGACACAGTTGACCAGTATCTTCGGAAGTAGTGCAGTACCGGCAGAATCAGCGGAAATTATTCAGGAAGCCTTAAAGAAAATGATTGCCGATGGAATTATCGGAGCAAAAAACAAATGGCAGGCTATCGAATATCTGGCGGCGGAATATCTGACAGGGAAGTAGGTGTAGCATATGGCAGCACCTTTGAAATACAACCCGGCATACCATGATGATTGGGCGTGGTCGCTGGCTATAAAAGGTGCTACTGATGCAGAAATAGCCGATGCGTTTGGAGTATCAGTGAGAACACTGAACAGATGGAAGAAAGACCACGACAGTTTTTATGAAGCGTTAATATCTGGAAAGAATCAGGCAGATGCAAAAGTAGAAAGAAAACTGTATGAACGTGCTATTGGATACAGATATAAAGAAAAAGAAACGACAATGGAAGTAGATCAAGACGGTAATAGAAAACCACAAAAAGTCAGAATCGTTGAAAAAGAATGTCCTCCGGACGTACTGGCACAGATGTATTGGCTGAATAATCGCCAAACAAATTACTACAAGAGAAATCCTGAGAATTTCGTTGAGAAGTCAATTACGTATGAAATTGAAGACCTGGATGCAGTGGATGGTGAGATTTATGATAGTGAAAATCAAGAAGAGTGATCTGAATAAAAGAAGTACCATTCCGTTTAAGTTCGGGGAAGGTCACAAGGAGTATATCCGGAAATGTAGATATGCAACGTTCAACATCTTGGAGGGAGCTGTTCGATCTGGAAAGACTGTTGACAATGTGTATGCTTTTGCACATGAATTGAAGACTACGCCGGACAGGATTCACCTTGCAACAGGCTCTACAATGGGTAACGCTAAGTTAAATATTGGAGATGCCAATGGGTTTGGGCTTGAATGGATATTCAGGAATCAATGTCATTGGGGAAAATATAAAGATATGGAAGCCCTGAAAATCAGAGGACCAAGTACAAACTTCAAAGAGAAAATAGTTATTTTTGCCGGGGCCTCTTCTTCCGATAGCTTTAAGAAAATCCGTGGTAACTCATATGGTATGTGGATCGCTACAGAGATTAACTTGCATCACGATAATACGATCAAGGAAGCCTTTAACCGACAGCTCGCCGCCAAACGCAGGAAGATCTTCTGGGATATGAACCCGGAGCATCCGAAAGCAGCGATTTATGTGAATTATCTGGATGTCTATGATCGTAAAGCCAAGGAAGGAACCTTGAAGGGCGGTTATAATTATGCTCATTTCACGATTTACGATAATGTAAATATTTCTCAAGAGCGTCTGGAAGAGATTGTAAGCCAGTATGACGAAAATAGCATTTGGTATATCAGGGACATACTTGGAAAGCGAAGCATAGCAGAAGGACTTGTGTATGCAAAGTTTGCTGCTATGGCGGCGAAAGAAAATAATCCGATGAAGATTACGGTTGCCGATGCACAGGCGATGATCCGAAGCGGAGAGATACAACAGATTTACATAGGCGTTGACTTTGGAGGGAATGGCTCGGGCCATTCTTTTGTTGCGACTGCACCGACTGTTGGATATGAAAAGCTGATAGGTCTGATGTCTGAACTGCATACAGAAGAACTGGATCCGGAAGATCTGAACAAGCTTTTTATGGAGTTTGTCGAAAAAGTTACAGATTTGTTTGGATTTATAACTGCGGTGTATTGTGATTCCGCAGAGCAGGTTCTTATACGAGGGCTGAGAAAAGCAGCGACACAGAAGAACAGGGGAGATATAAAGATTGCTAACGCAAAGAAAGACAGGATCAACGATAGAATCTTTTGCTTTACTGGTCTGGTGGCACAAAATCGTTTCCTGTATACAGAATTGTGTGGAACCTTGGAAGATGCTTTGAGTATGGCCGTATGGAAGCCTGATACTGTAGAGCTGGAACGTCTGGATGATGGAACCAGTGATATTGATACGCTGGATGGTTTTGAGTACAGCTATGAGCGAGATATGAAGAAATACATAAAAGCAGGTGCGAAGTAGGTGAAGGAATGGCGTTTTTACAAAATATATTTAGAAGGTTGGTGAGAGGATTGCTACCCGGGAACAGCATTGAGAAGATCCTGAAAGTACAGATATGCGAGTCAGGAGCCATGAAGAATGCCATTGAGTTATGGCAGGATATGTATAAGAATGAACCACCCTGGAAGGGAGGACCAAATAAGACGGTTCCCCTGAATCTTCCGGCGGTGATTTCATCTGAGTTTGCCCGTCTGATTTTGACGGAGTTTCGGATTGAAATATCCGGATCCCAAATGGCAGAGTATCTGGACGGACAGTTAAAGAATGGCACTATAGAACTGAATAAGTTTGTTGAGTGGTACTGTGCGGGCGGAGGAATTGCTATCAAGCCGTATGTATCAGGCGTAGACGAGATGGGACGGCCGACAGCAATTAAGCTGGATTTTGTGCGTTCTGTAGACTTCTTTCCGTGTGCCTATAACAATGAAATGGTGACGGCAGCGGTGTTCGTTGAGGGCAAGAAGGTTGGCGATTACCTGTATACTCGGCTGGAATACCATGAGCTGAATGGAAAGCAGTACACGATAACCAATAAAGCGTTTCGGTCAGAACAGATCTATCAGTATGATGCAGATGGAGGCTATACGATCAATGACCGGTTCCAGACAGAAGTACCTCTCAGCAGTGTACCTGAATGGGCTGGTTTATCTGAGGAACCGGTTCGGATTGGGAATATGGATAAGCCTTTGTTCGTGTATATCAAGGTCCCGGTGGCTAACAATATCGATACTGCTTCACCACTGGGCGTATCGGTGTATTCCAGAGCCACTGAAGTTATTGAAAAGACAGACGAACAGTATGGACGATTTTGGTGGGAGTACAAAGCAACAGAAGCGGCGATCAATGCAGATGAGTCATTGTTCACAACGGACAAGCAAGGAAAACCAGTACTCCCGGCAGGAGAAGAAAGATTGTTCCGTACATTTGACTTTGACAAGGCTGATAACGGAAGCGGATATATCCAGACATACGCTCCAGAGATCAGGTATGACGCCCAGTCGAAAGGCCTGAATAAGCAGTTACAGCTCATTGAGTTACTTGTCGGTCTGGCTCCTGGGACGCTCTCAGAGATGCAGGACGTTGAGAAAACTGCTACTGAGATTAAGAATGGAAAGCAGAGATCCTATCACACGGTCAATGCTATGCAGCAAGCATGGCAAAGAGGGTTTGAAAATCTCATAGAAGCTATGCGGACACTTGCGGTGTTGTACAGCATTGTTCCGGATGGAGAGACCGAACTCAATTGTAGCTGGGGAGATGGAGTGTTGGAAGATACCGATGCAGAATACCAGAGGCGTTGGGCTATGGTTCTTGCAGGGAAACTGAAGACAGAAGATTTCTTCCAGTGGTATTTTGGATGCTCCAAAGAAGAAGCACTTGTAATGATGCCAGAGCAGACACCTCAGTTTCCACCGGAAGAGTAGGAGGGGCAGATGCTGACACCGGAGTATCTTAATAAGTGTACAGACGGGTATCTTGGCATGTGTGATGTCCTGAACGAGCAGATTACACGGGATATTGCGAGAAGAATCGCCAAAACCGGAGGCATGACAAGCACTGCAAAATGGCAGGCACAGAGGGCAGAACAGTCCGGGGCACTTATGCAGGACGTGATCCGGGAGGTCAGCGTACTTACGAGGATGTCAGAAAAAGAAGTGTACCGGATGTTTCAGGATGCAGGGCTGGTCGGGATGAAGAATGATGCTGCCCCACTTATCCGCGCAGGAAAGCTCAAATCATCTGAACTCAGAATGTCGGATGCAATGAAGCAGGTAATGAATGCGGCGGCTGAAAAGTGCAAGGGAGATATAAGCAATCTGACACTGACTACCGCGTCAGCCACACAGCAGAGATTTTTGCAGGCACTGAATGAGGCTTATATGAAATCCTCATCCGGTGCTTTTTCTTATCAGGAAGCTATCAGGCAGGCGATACGAGCTGCGGCTGTTGAGGGAACGACTGTGCTGTATAGCAGCGGTCACACTTCCAAGATTGATGTTGCAATGAGGGTTGCTTTGTTGACCGGCGTGAATCAGACGGCCGGAAAGTTGACAGAATTGTATGCGGAAGACATGGATGCCAAATATTACGAAGTTACAGCCCATGCCGGAGCCAGACCGTCACATGCAACCTGGCAGGGCAGAGTGTACCGGATTGAAGGTTCGGATGGCGATCACGATAACTTTTATGATGCAACCGGTTATGGAACAGGCGAGGGTCTGTGTGGATGGAACTGTCGGCATAGTTTTTTCCCATATTGGCCAGGTATCTCAAAACCAGCTTATACGAAGGACGCGCTGAAAAGTTACAGCGAACCCAAGTATTCCTATGCTGGTGATCTGCTTACGGAGTATGACTGTATGCAGAGGCAGAGAGCGTATGAGCGTTCTATTCGGGAGTACAAAAGAGTCCTTGCCGGGTATGATTCGTACATAGAAAATACTGACAGCGAGGAAGAAAAGGCTTATTTCCGCGAAAAATTTACGGAAGAAGCAGTGAAATTGAAGAAAAAAGAGAAACAGATGAAGGAATTTTGCAGGCAGACAAACCGCAGTCCAGAATCTGATCGGACACAGGTTATTGCTGTCAAGGACCATAAAGGCAATCTGGTGTCCTTTAACCGCTCAGTAAGTGCAAAAGCTGTATGGGCAAACAGGAAAGCAAAGAAAAGATAGGAGGGAAAGTTATGCAGTACAGAAAGAAACCGGTAGTTATTGATGCATTCAAGTACGAAGGCGATCTGAAAAATTCAGACGGCGGATATTGTGTTCCAGACTGGGCGGCAGCTGCTTTTGAATCTGGAGTCATGCATCATGGTTATAAGCTCAAAGATGTAGATCATGCAGAGCTTGGACTGTTCATTGAAACTTTAGAGGGTACTCATCATGTATCTGTAGGAGATTATGTTATCCGCGGAGTAAATGGAGAGTTATATCCATGTAAACCAGATATTTTTGAAAAACATATGAGAAAGTGGAGGAATAAGACCATGAAATTTGCAGACGCATTCAGAGAAATGAGATCCGGAAATAAGGTAAAGCTGCCAACATGGGGAGGGTATTGGTACTGGGATACTGAGAAGGAAACGATCATCATGCACCTTAGAACCGGGGATGAGGTTGATATTCGAGAATCAACTATTATGTCTTACACGATGGAAAATATCTGCAGTGAAGAATGGCTGATCGCTGATGAAGAGAACTGCCCGGAACTTGGTGGCGTAAATACATTTTCTTTCGGAGAAGCGATTAAGTATATGAAGCGTGGCATGAAGGTGGCGAGAATGGGATGGAATGGAAAGAAACAGTATATCCAGCTTGCAACCGGGATTTCCTATAAGACTACTGATAATGAGATCGTAAACTGTGAACATGAGGCAATCGGAAATATGGCAATCGCTTTTATTGGGACATCTGGCGTGCAGATGGGATGGCTCGCTTCTCAGGCAGATATGCTGGCTGAAGACTGGGTATTTGCAGAATCAAAATGATTCAAAAGTATGTTGTCAGCAAAGATATAGAGATGTTGGCTCCAGAGTGGCTGACATCAAGAATTGATTATAGAATCGTTAAGATCCTGTTCCGGGATGTATACGGACATTTTGAAGTGAAAGGAGTGAGGATAGGTGATGAATTTGCACGAATTGGCGACATCATTGTGTTTGATGGCAGACGTTTATCCGTAGAAAGGAGGTGATCCGATATCTCCCATCCCTTGGGTTACAGGGAAGCCATTTAAGGGCTTTTATAGCTGAATGCAATAATTTCTCTATTCAAGCAGTTATAAAGGCTCCTGAGGGCTATCACGAAGCTACAAGCATATCACACGCAACAGAAACAGGCTGTAAATGCAGCTTGTTTTTTATTGCCCTGAATATGGCGTTTAAACTGTTCGTTCCTGATCGTGCCAGGATATATAGCACGATAGCGGTGCCGGAGTGAACCGGAAACTAAATGAAATCAGCGAAGAAAGGGAGGTAAGCAAAATGGCTTACGATTTTTTAAAGAAACTGTATGGAGTACCAAAGGAAGGCGAAAAACCGAAAGCAATGACTTATGAAGAACTGGAAGCTGCCATTGATGCGGATGGAAGTATCAAACTCGCAGATCTGTCAGGCGGCGGTTATGTATCGAAGGAAAAGTACAATGCCAAGGTTACGGAACTGACTGGAGTGAAACAGCAGCTCACAGATGCTAACACAGAAATTCAGTCCTATAAGGATATGGATATCGAAGGCATCCAGAAATCAGCAAAGGAATGGGAAGATAAATACAATGCGGACACAAAAGCCCTGGAGGATAAACTGACAGCACAGGAGTATTCCCATGCTGCAGATATGTTCATGAGTAAGTACCAGTTCACCAGCAAGCCTGCACGTGAAGGCGTGATGGCGGAATTCAACAAGAAAGGATTCAAGCTGGAGGATGGAAAGTTCCTTGGTGCAGAGGAATACATGAACAGCCTTATGGAAAGCGAGGATTACAAAGGAGCTTTTAAGGTGGAAGAAAAACCGGAGGTTAAAGAACCGGAAAAAAAGCCGTTTTTTGCAGCATCAACCCAGTCACACAGTAATCCGGAAAATACACCGGAATTCAGCTTCGGATTTACCGGGGTCAGAAAACATGATTAGGAGGAAAACAGACTATGACAGCATTAAACTATGCACAGGAATACCAGAGATCACTGGAGCAGGCATTTCCGTATGTCCTGTATTTTGGTGCTCTGTATGCAACACCAAATAACGGAAGATACAGATGGTTAAACGGAAAGACCATTGAGATTCCGAGCATTTCCGTAACAGGACGTGTTGATTCCACAAGAGATACCATTGCTACAGCCGCAAGGAATTACGACAACAGCTGGATCCCGCTGACACTTGCAAACGAGAGAAAATGGTCTACTCTTGTTCATCCGAGAGATGTTCAGGAAACAAACCAGGTAACTACCATTGCGAACATTACAAAAGTGTTCAATGAGGAACAGAAATTTCCGGAAATGGATGCATATAGCATTTCTAAAATCTATGCTGACTGGACTGCACAGGGAGAAAAAGCAGACACTACCGTGCTTTCAACGGAGAATATCCTCAGTGTGTTTGATAAATTCCTGGAAGAGATGTCTGAAGGAAGAGTTCCGAAGACAGGACTTCTGCTGTACGTCACTCCGGCAGTTAATACTCTGCTCAAGAGCGCACAGGGAATTTACAGAACCCTGAACGTTGGAACTCAGAACAGACTTTCCAGAGCAATTACGGCACTGGAGGAAGTAGAAATTTCAGAGGTTCCGTCAGAACTTATGAAAACACTGTACAACTTCACTCAGGGATGGAAACCGGCCGCAGGTGCGAAACAGGTTAACATGATGCTGATTAACCCGATTTCCGTTATCACACCGACCAGCTATGAGTTTGCAAAACTCGATCCGCCGTCTGCTCTGTCTGAAGGAAAGTATGTATATTACGAGGAGTCTCACGAAGATGTATTCGTGCTGAAGAATAAGAATAAAGGAATCAGAATGTCTGTAGAGGCGTGATGATCGGATTACGTGCCTGGGTTTTCCCGGGCACGAATAGTGAATGAAGGAGGGAAAATAGTGAGTTATACTGCACAGAAAGCCAATCGCGTACTTACCATTGCAGAAGAAAAAGCAGAGGAATATGCAAAAATGGGTTATGTAATTTCTAACGAATCAGGAGAAATGGTGATCGAGCCGGAAAATCTTGAAAGAAAAGTAGTGGAATTGGAGGCAAAACTGAAAGAAGCTACCCTGTACGCAGAGAATGCCGATAAGAAGATCGAGGAGCTTCAGGCGGAAAATGCCGAGCTGAAAGCTGCACTCCAGGCACAGTCTACAATGGGAGCAGTTGTGCCAGATGCACCAGCTTCCAGAAAGAAGACCACAAAGAAGACAGATCAGGAGGCGTAAAGATGCAGCTTGCACAGAAAGGTAATGCTGTATGCAGGATTCCGGATTCTAAGGCAGCTTACTATAAAGAACTGGGGTACAGCCTCACAGATCTGAATGAGAAACCTGGACAGGTAGGAACAATCCATCTGGATGATCCCGTCGTGCAGAAGAAAGAAGAGAACAAGAAAACCAAAGACTGAGAGGCAGGTGCGATATGGAAAACGGAAAGTATGCAGATTATGCCTATTACACCAAGAACTATCTTGGCACTGAGATTACTGCTGAGAAATTTGGCCCGAATATGCTGGCTGCATCTGCGCTCATTGACCAGCTTACCTTCGGTAGGATCCACAGGCTGGATACAGTTCCGGAATCTGTAAAAAGAGCTGCATGTGCGGCTGCAGAATGCCTGTATCAGAATGAAGTGAGAGCAGAACGCGAGATTACGTCCGAGAGCAATGATGGTTATTCCGTGACTTATTCCACCGGGGGAACACAGAAGGATGCGACTGCAAATGCTGTGACAAAGATACGGTCTTTCCTGGCTTCGACAGGTCTGCTGTATCGAGGATTTTCCAGGCAGTACGATTTTAAGGACGGTGATGGACCATGATAAACGCCATTGAAGAAATGACGATATTCAATGCAATCACAGGTCCGGACAGGAGAGAATCTTATTTTCCGACTAGAATCTATGGCATCAGCTGGTATGAAAACAGCGGCGTGTCTGGAGCTGATGGGTATAAAAAGAGTCAGGATGCCTATGCTATCCGGATTCCATATACAGCACATATTCAGGATAACCGAACATTCCTGCCGCCTGAGGAATACCGAAGACTGCCACTGGAAAAGATTCCTAAACACTGGACGATACAGGAAGGAGACTATATTTTCCCAAAGCTGATGTACCCTAAACGTTGGCGCTGGGATGATTTCAGTTTCCGGACAGGGATGATCGTTCCGGAGTGGAATGATATTGAGGCTGGCATTTATTACGGCAAGAAATGGCGTTGGGATCCGTTCAGCTTTCGTTATGGTAGAATTACCGTAAGTTCAATCAGTGATGTTGGCGTGTATCTGAACAAGAAATATGGCAAGATGATAAAGGTTACTGGGTATGCGGACAATACCAAAAGAGGAAGTCCGAGGGTAAGGCACTGGAAAGTAGGTGCGGCATGAGCGGTGTAGGAAAGATTACAACTCCGGGAAGCAGCTTTTTTAGTGGAAAGAACGGAAAAGGGACATTTTCATGGGCATCAGGCTTTGCCAACAGGATGAATGCTAACTTTCGAAAAAAACAGGCATTCGTGGACTCAGAAGTTCTCAGGAGATGCGATCCCAGGGTACCGCTCAAGTCAGGCTTCCTGAAGACTTCCGGAAAGCTGGGGACCTCTATCGGAAGCGGCGAGGTTAGGTACACAGCACCTTATGCAGCATATCAGTATTATTATACCGCTGAGACACGATCTTATGACGCGAACCGTGGTGCAAAATGGTTTGAACGTATGAAAACATCTGAAAAAGATGATATTCTGCGGGGAATGAAGCAGATTTGAGGTGTAGAAATGGCAGTGAAAAGTATTATTGAGGGCATTACGGAGTATTTTCTTCAATGTCCTCTTTTGCAGGATGGCATCTTCAGGGTAGATGCACTTGGACAGGATGCCGTGGAGTATGTGATCGAAACAGGTATCTGTGATCCGATCATACAGAGGTATGTGGATGGAAGTACTGAGCGGCAGTATCAGTTTCAGTTTGGTTCCAGGGAATACTACAGCATGGACAGGCTTCAAAACATTGAAAACTTACAGTTTTATGAGAATCTTGCTGCCTGGATAGAGGAAAGCAGCCTTTCAGGGAACCTTCCAGAAATGCCGGATGGAATGACCCCGGAAGAAATTGAGGTACTGTCACCTGGATATATCTATGATGGAGCAATGGAAAATGCAAGGTACCAGATAGCCTTGCGATTATTATATTACAAGGAGGCAACGAAAAATGAGTAAGACAACAGGAAAAAGAGACGTTGTACAGCGACACCAGATTGCCGATTATCTCAATATCGGCACATCGGAATCTCCGAACTGGGTTCTTATGGGAGTTGGATTTACCAGTTTGAATGAAAACTTTGGCGCAGAGAGCGAAAGCAGTAAGTATGTGAATGAAGCGTCCGAAAGTTCTTCTGTAACATCTTATAAATCTGTCTTCCCGTTTGAGGCTCATCTGATTAAGAGTCAGGAGGCAGTAAACGCCCTGTACACTGTTGGAAGAAATCACCTGGTTGGGGCAGAGGCGGAGTTTGAATACTGTCGCGTGGAACTGTTTGATGGAAAAGCATCCGCAGATTCTACCTATGCAGCGCGTAAATTCCTGGTTTCTGCTGAGGTATCCAGTATTGAAGGCGAAAAGAAACAGTCTGTAAAAGGAAACCTGAATGCAGTAGGAGATCCGGTGAACGGATATTTCAATACAAAGACACCTGCGTTTACCGCAGCGTAATAAGAGGAGGATATGAGCATGGTAATCAATGGAGTAGAGCTGGAACTGGATCTTCTGGATGCAGATATGGCCGAAAAGTTTGAATCAGAATGCCAGAGAGTAAAAGCCCGTGTTACTGACAAGAAAGCATATGACGGGAAAAGCAATCCGGATGCTATACGCTATCAGTGCGAGGTTGTGAATGACTTCTTTGACAGTATATTTGGCTATGGAACTTCAGAAAAAGTGTTTGAAGGAAGGCACCATATCGGGAAAAGCATGGAGGCGTTTGCAACCGTAGTAAGTGAAGCCAATAAGAGCGGGGAGAAGATCAAAGAAATCAGCCGAGAATATATGCCAGGTGATGCTGCACCAAATAGAGCAGCAAGAAGGAAACATAAGAAAGGCAGAGGAAATATGTCAGCATATCAGAGCAGCCGCCCATGATGGAACACAACATGCTCATAGATCCTTTACCTAAGATTGTTTATGTAGGTGGAGAACCCTATGCGATCAATTCTGATTTCCGGGTTACGATCGCATTTGAAATATTAATGCAGGATCCGGAGATAGAGGATGCTCAAAAGGCAAGAAAGGCTCTGGAATTGTATTATCCAGTAATACCGTATGATCTTGACGCTGCGGTTGACCAGATCATGTGGTTCTATCAGGGTGGAAAAAAATACCGTCAGGAGCAGGCACAGCGAAGCGGTGCACTGGGATCGGATGATGAACAACGGATTTATTCGTTTGAGCATGACGATGATTATATTTATGCGGCTTTTCTCTCCCAGTATCATATTGATCTACAGAAAGTGCCATATATGCACTGGTGGCAGTTCCGGGCAATGTTCCATTCGCTTCGGTCGGACACAAAGATTTCAGAGATCATGGGGTATCGAAGCATGAAACTTGATGGAAAAATGACAGCAGAGCAGAGAAACTATTATCAGAAAATGAAAGATCTATATGCATTGCCTATGCCGATGGATGAGGTTGAAAAGGCAGATGCAATCGCGAACGCTCTTATGAATGGCGGAGATCTTAGCGGACTCCTGTAATGGAAGCCGTGAAAGCACAAGGAGGTGGTCAGAAATTGAAGTAACAAAATCTATGCATCGGGTGCAGTGTCCCGAATGCGGATACAAGATGCCGATTTTTTTTGAAGATTCGGCAGAATGCAGAGGCGTGATGGTTGCCTGTAAGGGGCGCAACTGTCATGCCTTTTTTGAAGTAAAGTTAAAAAACGGAAAACAGATCAAGTAGTGCCATTATGAGCCGATGATCGAGCCGAAAAGAGAGGTGAGATTGTGGCTTATGACGGTACGCTAAAATTTGATACGTCGATTGATTCATCGGGGTTTCAGGATGGTATAGATAATATATCCGGTATTGCATCAAAGGGAATAAAGGCAACGGCCGCGATCATTGGCGGTGCTGCTACTGCAGTATCCGGGTTTGCTGCTACAGCCGTAAAAGCTGGCAGTGATTTCGAAGCCGGCATGAGCAAAGTGCAGGCTATTTCCGGGGCATCCGGGGATGAGATCACAAAGCTGGCTGACAAGGCAAAAGAGATGGGCGCGAAGACAAAATTCTCCGCTACCGAATCAGCCGAAGCGATGCAGTACATGGCTATGGCTGGATGGAAAGCCTCAGACATGATTGGCGGTATTGAGGGTATTATGAACCTTGCCGCCGCATCCGGGGAAGATCTGGCGAGTACATCTGATATTGTCACAGATGCTTTAACAGCATTTGGAGAAGCAGCTGACCAGTCGGGACATTTTGCAGATGCATTGGCGGCGGCAGCTTCCAATTCCAACACAAATGTTTCGATGTTGGGAGAGTCATTTAAGTATGTAGCTCCTGTAGCTGGTGCTTTGGGGTATTCTTACAAGGACGTTTCAGTTGCCCTTGGGTTAATGGCAAACTCAGGAATCAAGGCTTCGATGGCCGGAACATCTCTGAGGCAGTTATTTACGAACCTGGCGAAGCCGACAGATTCCATGGCGGCGGCTATGGATTATCTGGGAATCTCTTTACAGGACGAAGAGGGAAACATGAAGTCCCTTATGGATGTCATGCAGGACCTCCGAAAGAGCTTCGGAAACTGCAAGATGCCGATAGATGAATTTCAGTCCAAATTGGCAGAACTTGATGCTCAGTATGCGAATGGCGAGCTGACAGAGAAGAAATACAGCAAAGCTGTACAGGATTTGACGGCAAAAGCCTATGGCGCAGAGGGTGCGTTAAAAGCCAAGTATGCAGCTACTCTTGCAGGCACTCAGGGAATGTCTGGACTGCTTGCAATCGTCAATTCGTCAGATGATGATTTCGATAAACTGACAGAGGCTATCTACAATTCCGATGGTGCTGCCGAAAAAATGGCAGATACCATGAACGATAATCTTCAAGGAGCCATTACTCTTGCGAAGAGTGCACTGGAATCTGTACAGATCGCTTTGTACGAAAAAGTACAGGATCCGATGAAAGATACGGTGAAAACTGTAACTTCCATGTTGGAGGACATGAATAGTTCTCTGGCGAAGGACGGTTTTAATGGACTGGTAGTTTCCTTTGCTTCATCCCTGGCACAGCTTGCACAAATGGGGCTTGATGAAGCACCGAAGCTGGTCGAACTGGCAGGCACATTATGTGATACCTTTATTCAGGAGATTATGAAACATGCTCCTGAATTTGCAGAGTCCGGAGCGAATCTGGCAACAACGATTGCAGAAACTGTTCTGTCGTTTGCAGGTACATTTTGGAGTGCGGCGGCTACGCTTGCCACAGAATTTCTTGCAGGGATGGTAGATAACCTGCCTCAGATCACTGAAACCGGAAAAGCTGCAATAAGCCAGTTTGTCGATTCTCTGGTTGATAATGCCCCTTCTCTGGGAGCATCAGCAACAAAGATTATCATTACCCTGGTATCTGAGCTGATACAGGGAATTCCGGAAATCCTGGATGTTGGAAAACAGTTTGTTCAGGGACTGATCGAGGGGATAAAACAGGAATCGCCTCAGATTGGAAGCCTGCTTGAAGGGATCTTTGATGGATTCACAAGTGTAATCGGGCCAGAGCTGGAAGTTGTTCAGAATCTGGTACGCAAGATCTTCGATGTCCTGAAAGACGCGGATCCAAATACCCTCCGCTCTATTGGAGAGGCAATCGGAAAGATTGCGGCTGCGTTTGTCACTCTGAAAACCGCGAGTGCAGCGGCGGGGACTGTAAGATCAGCAACTTCGGCAATCCGTGGGTTTGCGAGTGGGGCCAAAAGTGCAACCAGTATTATCCCGAAGCTGGTAGAAGGATTTTCGCTGATAAAAGGCGGAGCCGGAACATTTAGTGAGGTCCTGGCTCTTGAGTTCCCTAAGATCGCAGGAATCGCCACGAAAATTGGCGGTGTTTTTTCTGGTTTAGGCAGTGCTGCCCTAACTGGGCTTTCAAGCCTTGGAAGCACGATCGTTTCTGGTATTGGCGGCATTGTAGCGACACTTGGCGGTCCGCTTACCATTGCAATTGTTGCTGCGGTTGCTGGCATTATTGCCGTTATATGCAACTGGGATGCAGTAAAGGAGTTCTTCACAGAAACGCTCCCTGATTGGTGGGAGAGCACTGCTATTCCATTCTTTGAGGGAATTCCAGATGCAATCATATCGGCTGTTGGCGGTCTGGCGGATGGCATCGTAGAATGGGGGACTTCCATAGGAGAGACGATCTCTACAGTCGTCTCGGAAATCATTTCTTCTGTAGTAGACTTCTTCACAGAACTGCCGGAGAAAATAGGTGATGCAATTGCACCGGTAATAGAGACTCTTGTTTCTTGGGGCTCAAATGTTGTTTCCTGGATCACGCAAAATGTGCCGGTCTTCATTGAGAACATCATATCGTTTTACTCACAGCTGCCGGGAAAGATCTGGAACGTTTTGTCACTGGTACTGTCGAAAATAAGCGACTGGGGAAGCAAAGCACTTTCATATGTGGTCGAAAATGTACCAAAGATTATAAGCAAGATCGTAGATTTCTTCGCAGAGCTGCCAGGAAAGATCTGGACGTGGCTGAGTAAAGTCATAGACAAGGTTGCTTCCTGGGGAAGCGAAATGCTTAAAAAGGCGAACAGTACAGCTTCAAAATTTGTATCGAAGGTGATCGACAGTATATCAAAATTACCGGGAAAGATCTGGGAGTGGCTGTCAAATACCATTGATAAAGTAAGTGATTGGGCCAGTGACATGATGAGCATGGGTGCACAAGCTGCATCGACACTGGTAAATGCTGTGATAAATGGCGTTTCGGGGCTGCCGGGAGAAATGGCAACTGTTGGTTCCAATATTGTAACCGGTGTATGGAATGGTATCTGCAATGCGGCCGGGTGGTTCCGTGATTCCGTATATAATTTCTTCAGCAATATTGTAGGAAATGCAAAGTCTGCTCTTGGTATTCATTCCCCATCAAGGGTTTTTGCGGATGAAGTAGGACAGTGGATTCCACCTGGAATTACAGAAGGTATTGAAAGTAAAATGCCCGATCTGTACAAGAAGATGGACACAGAAATGGCATCGCTTGGAAGAAGAATGCAGTCCGTGGTCAAGGTAGAGACAGGAAAGATTTCCCTTGATAAGAACATCAGCACGACCTATAAGGTGGAAAAAGAAAGAGCCGGAACATTTACAGCCGGTGATACGACTGTTGAGATTGCAGGAGAAACACATGTACATGTTGATCTGGACGGCAGAGAAATCGGAAGGGCGCAGGCTCCGATCATAGATAAGAACCTTGCCAGAATTGATGCACACAAAAAGAGAGGAGGATGATCGTGTCAGGAACAGGAGTTACATTTGGAACAAACCATTCCTACAAAGCGTGGGGATTGAAACTGAAAGAAATCAAGATAGGACTGCCGGAAGTTAAGACAAGTTATGTCGAAGTTCCTGGTATGAACGGTTCTCTTGATCTTACAGAGGCGACGTTCGGCGGTGTGACTTATGGCATGAGGACGCTAGAGTTTTCGTTTGATGCCAGAAATTGCAATTATAAAGATTGGTCTTCATTGATTACAACCATTGCAACGGCATTACATGGACAGAAACTGCCGATCACACTTGATACGGATCCGGATTATCAGTATACGGGAAGATGTGAGCTGAATACTGAAAAGACCAATGAAGTATTGGCTCAGATTGTCATTTCCTGTACTTGTGATCCGTATAAGACGAAAGCAGACGGAACAGGGGGTGTCCTGTAATGTATACAGTGAAAGCCTTTGTGGATGACAAAGAATATGTGCTACATGATCCGAAGCAGAACCTGTTCGTTGGTGGAGATGGGTACTTTGAGACTGGGGACAATATCAATGGACAGGCGGAGTTTACTGTCTATCCAGATCACCCCAACTATGAGTATGTAAAGAAACTGACTACAGATGTGGTTTTCTACAATGATGGAGTTCCGGAATTTTACGGACGTATTCTGTACGACGATGAAGATGACTTCTCCGGGGCAAAAAAAGTGTTCTGCGAGGGAGAACTTGCATTTTTCTGTGACAGTATACAGCCAATCAAAGAGTATCAGGATTTCACGGTGTCACAATACATCAAAGACCTGATTGATATTCATAATTCCCAAGTCGAGGAACGAAAACAGTTTGTTCTTGGCAGAGTTACGGTGACAGACAGTAATGATTCTCTGTACCGTTATTCTAACTATAATAATACGAGGGAGCTTTTGAAAGACCGCCTGACGGATCGTTTGGGCGGCCATTTTGTTGTACGGCATGAAAATGGTCTGAGGTATCTTGATTACCTTTCGGACGATGATTTTTACCGGAAGAATGCACAGACCATTGAGTTTGGTAAGAACCTGTTGGATTTTTCCAGAAATATGGATGCATCTGAAATTGCTACCCGGATCATCCCGCTTGGTGCAAAGACTGAAAGCGACAGCGACAAGGTTGGCGTTCTGGATGATCGTCTTACGATTGCAGATGTCAACGGTGGCGTGATCTATGTCACTGACAATAATGCTGTAAAAGAGTATGGGAAAATCACTAAGGCAGTGATTTGGGATGATGTCACAGTTCCTGCAAATCTGATGAAAAAAGGACAGGAATATCTGAAGAGCGTCCAGTATGAGAAGATGGTTCTGGAACTCAAAGCGATCGACATGAACCTTCTTGATAAGCAGATTGAGGAATTCCAGATTGGAGATAAGATTCGCTGCATATCCAAGCAGAATGGATTGGATCGAGAGTTTCCACTGACAAAGAAGAAGATATATATATCTGATTTTTCAAAGAATACCGTAACACTTGGTGACAGTACAAGTGCTAAGACGTACACCTCGTCAAATGCCCAGAATACAGCTGAAATGGAAGAGACAATAAATTCCTTGCCTTCAAAGAGAGAAATCCTCCAGGAGGCTATAACGGAAGCGCAGAAGCTGATAAATGCACAGGTGAAGAATGGCCACGCAATCCATGTGCCAGAAGAGTTTATTGTGGCTGACGATGAAGAGTACAAAACGAAGGCTACCTATCTGTGGCGGTGGGGGCTTGGCGGGCTTGCACATTACAGCCAGGGATATGATGGACCGATTGATGGGGTTGCCCTTACTATGGATGGCAAAATCAACGGAAAGATGCTCCTTGCAAACTCCGTTGTCGCTGAGTCCATAGATGTAGAATACAGAAAAGAAGTTGAAACATCCATTTCCAATGCTCAGACAAATGCGACAACGGCAAGCAACAATTATACGGATGGAAAAGAAAAACTCTTAAAAGAAACCATCAGTACATCAATTAAGAATACGGAGAGCAAGATTGTTCTGTCGGCATCGTCCCTGAAAGAGTATGTTTCCAGAAAAAACTATATCGTGAACGGTGAACAGGAAACTCTTGCATTGAGTAAATTCACAGTTTCCGGAACAAATTCTTCAGTTACGGTGACAGAGGCAGAATACCTGAACATGAAGTGCTTCAAGATTGCTTTTAAAGCCGCCGGGACGGTGACAATCAAACAATCCGTTGGGAATCTTGAAGAGGGAACCTATACGATTGCTGCAGATGGAGCATACCCAAGTGGAAAACGCCCAAATACGGTAAGAGTTGGATTCGATGGAAATTTAACATCTTTTGATTTGAGCAGTTACACTTATGAGGAATTCCACCTGTATAAAAAAGAGGTGAAAATCACAGCTGCGGCAAAAACGGTCGCTGTTACTGTTCAAGGATCCACCGGATCTGAGTATTATGTCACGAACATCCGATGTCTGAGAGATCTTACAGAGATGATCGACAATGTATCTGCCAAAATCACTACGGAAGCAAACCGGATCACGGCAGAGGTAAACTCAAAGTTTAAGAACTACCTTACAACGGAAGAGATAAACTCCAAAATTGAAGTTGCACAGAAAAGTATCCTGTTGAATGTATCTCAGAACTATACGACCACAGATCAGTCCAAACGGCTGTATCAGGATGCAGTTAATAATACGACCACGCAGCTGCAGAATTATGTAAGCACAGCATCTCTGGAAGCTAAACTGAAAGTCGAGGCTGACAGTATCAAGAGCTCTGTGAAAGCTGATATAGCAACGTCGTATGTCAGCAAAGACAATCTCAAGGAACAGCTGACGTCATACGCCACAACCAAACAAGTGCAGTCTGCTATCAATCAGCAGGCTAGCAGCATTACGGCTCAGGTCACTCAAAATATCTCTGAAACATATATAACCAAGAGTGATGTTGACGTACGGTTCGAGGACGCAGAGGAGGCTTGGAAAGGTGCTGCAAATACTGCAAAATCCGGGGCAATCAGCACCGCCGCACAAGATGCAACGAGCAAGGCGAACAAAGCTCTGCAGGATGCGAATGATGCCACAGACGGAAAGCTACAGGATTACACCAAAATATCTGAAATGCAGTCGGCAATACAGCTTGCGGCAGATCAGATCAATATGTCAGTGCGGAATAAAGTGTACTATAACTATTGTACTAATGGAGATTTTGCTGACGGCAGTAAAGAAGGATGGAAATACGACGCAATAGGGTTGAAAACAACTACTTATTCGGAAAAAACCTGTGCAACTCTTCTGTATAGTGATGATGTCATGAATAAAGCTTCACGTTACATTACGTGGGAATACTCGGTTAATGAAACACAGAAAAATGAAGTTGCATTTCAGCTAGCATCAAAGAATGCTGGAAACGTAAAAGTTTATTTGGATGGAACTGAAATATTAAGCGTTGACAAAGCAGAGCTTACAGAGGGCTGGAAAGAATTTTCCGTAGAACAAACTGTCGAAAAAGGAAGTACTCATATTCTTAGAATACAGCTTGAAGATAAGGAGAAAAGGGTATATATAACAGGCGTTGGAATTCTGGCAAAGTATGAGGATTGGACCGAAGGAAGGTTATCTGTCCTGAGTGATTCTATCTCCACGGAAATAAAACGGGCTTCGGATGCAGAGGAAGAACTCAGCTCCAAGATTACGCAGACCGCTTCGTCAATCAGCACCAAGGTTGAAAAGAACGGAATTATATCTGCCATCAATCAGACCGCAGAAACTATTTCTATTAAAGCCAGCAAGATTGACTTCAATGGAATGATTACTGCGAATAGTTATTTCCAAATTAAGAAAGACGGCTCCTTTGTGGCAAAAAAAGGCACTATCGGAGATTTTACAATCACAGGTGGAAAAATCAGTACGGGTTACGCTACGATGAGCATGAGATCACATGCTATTATTTTTAATTATGGTCTCGAAATACACCCTGGAACCGGGTCCGCTTTTTCAGACGGATCTGATGCTTTTAGAGTATTCAACCTGAATCATGTGACATCTGGCGGGCATATGGTATTTGGCAGCGATGGAGCAACTGTAAGCTATTTGAGTTCGTCTTCAAAACGCTACAAGGATCATGTCGCAAATATGACACTTGAGGAAGCCGAGAAAATACTCAGTATTCCGGTGGTTTGGTTCATCTATAAGGCGGGCTATTTAAGTCCTTCGGATAGGCTGAATGGAAAGAAGCTACCGGGTCTGTATGCAGAAGACGTATATTCTGCACTTCCGGAAGCGGCACAGATCAATGAAAACGGAGAGGTTGAGGACTGGAATTTCCGTGTTATTATACCTGCTATGTTGAAACTGATACAGAATTTGTATGAAAGGATGTAAAAATGGTAAAAGAAGAAAATGCAGTAGAAAACGAAGAAGTAACAGAACCGGTTAATGAAAATCCGGAAGGAAAAGATTCTGAAAAAGTAGAACCGGAAGCTGCCCCGAGTGATATACCGCTTGGGGCAATCCTGGATAAATACACAGAAGAAATCCGAAATACGGTATATGCAATTATGGGACGGAACGGCATTCCGGCATCGCTTATGGATTATATGCTGTGTATGGTATTGATGGAAGTAAGAGATCTGAAAGCAAAGGAATACGCAACTCAGCTTTCCGGAAAGGAGTAAATTATGGCTGATATATCAGTTGAACTTGAACAGCTCCGAAAGGCTGAGTATGGTGAAGAGGTCCGAGAGGCTTTTGCTTCCGCTATGGAGAAAATGAATGCGGTATCAGAAGAAACGGAGGCTGCTGAGGCTGCCAGAGTTCAGGTTGAAGAGGAGCGAGTACAGGAAGAAAATGCCAGATCTCAGAACGAAGAAGTAAGAAAAACTGCTGAGAAAGAAAGATCCGAAGCAGAGAACACCAGAGGACAGGCAGAAAATGCCAGGGCACTCGCCGAGAAGCAGAGAGAGTTATCTGAGAATACACGAAATGCTTCTGAACAATCCAGAGTAGAAGCCGAGAATGCAAGATCAGCCAATGATTCCAAGTGGAATGCATCGGAGAAAAATAGGAGTGAATCTGAGGCTGCCAGGGTAAAAGCTGAAGTGGCAAGGGCTGATGCAGAAGATAAGAGAGTAAAAGCTGAAAGTACCAGAGCTGATGCTGAAAATACAAGAGCTATTAGCGAGAAAACAAGAAAAACTTCCGAAAACTTCCGAGATGAAAATGAGAAGTTAAGGAAAACTGCTGAAAACAACAGAAGTGCCGCCGAAGAAAGCCGCGTGCGAGCTGAATCTGCAAGAAATCAGGAAGAATCTGTCAGATCGGCTAATGAATCTAATAGAGTAGCAAACGAAAAAAACAGAGCATCTTCTGAACAGGTACGCAATCAGGCAGAAGATGCCAGAAGCCAGGCAGAACAAACGAGAACTGAGGCAGAGAACCGAAGAAACAGTAGCGAAAATACCAGAAATTCTTCGGAGAAAGCGAGAGATGCTGCTGAAACTAAGCGATCACAGGCGGAAGCCTCCAGGGTGTCTGCTGAGGAAAGCAGAGTGAAAGCAGAGAATTCCAGAGCATCTACGGAAAAATCCAGGTCTGAAGCAGAAGTGGCACGAAAAAATGCAGAAACTTCAAGGGCATCTGCGGAAACTTCCAGAGCATCCGCAGAAACCGCCAGAGTGAATGCAGAAAAAGTTCGTGCCGAAGCATCGGAAAAAGCTACTAAGAATGCAAACGCAGCTGCGGAGGCAGTGATGGCACAGGTGAATCATATAACATTTCAGATTGATCCAGAAGATGGAGGACTGAATATTGTTTATACAGAGTAATCGGAACTTGTAATATTTTCTTACAGGTTCTTTTTATATTAAAGGAGGAAGCAAGAAAAATGGCAACAGGAGATCAGACGCTCATCAACTTCCCTAGAGAATCAACCCTGCGGGAAATTGCCCAGGCGTTGCAGACGATGGCATTTACCCAGTCTGCGAACCTTGAAAATATTAGTACATGGGGACAGCTCAGCGGCCTTTCCCGGAATGGATACGCCCAGAAGATTTTTGATTTTGGCGATCAGATTCTTGAGAAATGGACAGACACAGCTGCAAACAAAGAATACGACTTCCCATGGCAGATTACACACTTTGAGGATGTAGAACTTGAGGACGGCGAAACCATCCATGGAACTTTCCTGGAAGCACATTACGCCACCCCGTTTGGAGTACAGTTCAGCAATCGTGCATTTTTACGTTGCCCGGACGGACTTAAAGCCGGAACCTACAACGTAACCCTTGGAGCGAAATGGGGAGATAAAGACGCACAGAAAGATACAACGTGGCAGTTTACACTCACGAAAGCTGTTCCTGCGGGCGGATCTGTAGCCGGATTTGCTCAGATGCCGGACCTTGTATCAAGCAACTGGAAAGCGACATCATACGCCGCCGATGGAATCACTACAATTGAGACAGTACCGATCACTTCTGGATCCGGCGGAACGTCCTTGGGAACAATGCAGTATGCGACCAGAAATGGAAACCTGAACAGTATGCAGGAATCAGCATATGGCTGGAACCGATGGAAATTCTCAGCCGCCCGACAGTGGCTGAATTCTACACAGCCAAAAGGAAAATGGTGGACAAAACAGGATGACTGGGATATTGCACCGTCACAGCTTGCCCAGAAAGACGGCTTTCTCTGCGGAATGCCAGCCGAAATGCTGGCAGTGTTGAAGACCGTAAAGGTAACTACTCTGGCAAATACCGTAAACGATGGCGGAGTGATAGACATCACATACGACAAAGTATTCCTTGCGTCCGTGTCCCAGATGAATGTCAACATGAGTAAGGAAGAAGGGACAGTGCATGAATACTGGCAGAGAAGAACGAAATCCAAGACCCCGATCGAGCCTTGGAAGCAGTACCCATTTATGATTAGGTACTCGGCCGCCAACCACACCTCACCTCAGTTTGTGTTTTCGCGTTCGGCTTACCGTAGCTATGCCGATAGCGTTTTGCTTGTGGGCGCGTCCGGCGGCGTCAGCGGCACGGGCGCCTGGAGCTCGATTACTTATGCCCCGCTTGTCGTCATATAATCAACAATCAATTAATCCCTGCACCCACGGATGCAGGGATAGAAAGGAATTAAAATGTCAGTAAAGGCAGGAGAAAGAAACGTACCGGACACTCCGCAGAACAGGCAGTTAAATGCTGTGTGGTATGCAAGGGAACTGGCACTCTACACGATTAAGATTTGCGACAATGAAAATGTGTTTCTTCCAAAACACCGTCAATCACTCACAGATGATATTGTTCGGACTGCAACAGCTATTTACCTGAATTCCTGGACAGCCAACAATATCCGGGTAACGGAAAAGAACAAGAAAGAAATGTGGTCATGGAGAAGCAGACTGCAACGCCAGGCAATTTTGGACTGTAGTAAGCTGCTTGCCCTGATCGGGCTTGCACATCCGCTTTTTCACCTCAAGGGGAAGAGGGTAGAATACTGGTCGGATCAGGTTGTGAAAGTAAGGAATTACATCAAAAAGTGGAGGGAATCCGATATAGAAAGATACTCTTGAAAATATGGGATGTAGGCTACCACCTCAGAATGTGTTTTCGCGTTCGGCTTACCGTAGCAATGCCAATAACGTTATGAATGTGAACACGTCCGGCAACGTCAACAACACGAACGCCTGGAACTCGAATACTTATGCCCCGATTGTCTTCCTAAGAGCATTATAGTCATTGCATAACAATGATTGCCTTGAAGATATAGACAAGGAGCCGAAATCCCTGGCGGAAGCCTAAACAATACCGCGGATAATCGAAAGAGACAGTGCGTGACTCAAGGGAGCCTGCCAGCACTGAGAAACTGCGGAAAAAACAAAAGATGAAGAAAATAATAGAATACGACAGCTTGTATGAATCCATGATGAAATGTAAGAAGGGAGTTTCCTGGAAGCCCTCTGTAAAATCTTTTGTACTGAACAGTGAAGAAAATGTCCTTCGGATGCAGAAACAACTGGAAGAGGGAACATGGAAGAATGGAACCCCCAAACCGGTTCTAATCACATATCCCAAGCGGCGTGAAGCACTGAGCATTCCATTCAAGGATAGAATCTACCAGAGAAGTATCAATGATAATGCACTATATCCCCAGATGTCTAAAGGCTTCATATACGCGAACTGTGCCTGTCAAACCGGAAAAGGTACAGATTTCGCCAGAAAGCTGATAAAGAAATATCTGTGGAATTATTATTGCAATTACGGCTGCACCGGATGGGTAGTGCAGATCGACATCCACGGATACTACCTGAATATGCGACACAAAGATGTAGAGGAACAGATCTACTGGAACACAGACGATGATACCGCGGACAGAGCGTCTTGCATCCTGAGAGAGCAGTATGCAGGAGAAACCGGATACAATCCCGGCTCCCAGATGGTTCAGATCGCAGGTATCGCCTTACTAAATCCGGTAGATCATTACATCAAAGAGAAACTGCATACAAGGTACTATATCCGGTACATGGATGATTTCTGGATGCTCATACCTACACGGAAACAGGCAGAAAAAGCATATACCGAAACCGTACAGCGTATCCGGACTTACGGCTTGGAGATCAACCAGAAGAAATCGCATATAACGTCACTGGAGGAAGGTTTTACGTTTCTGGGATTCGACTACCGCATGACGAAAACCGGGAAAGTCATAATGTCACTCAACCCTGAAAATGTAAAACATGAAAGAAAAACACTTGTAAGAATGGTTCATAAATCCCAGAGAGGTGAGCTTCCTTCAGGAAAAGTAGACGAGCATCACAATTCCTGGAAGAACAACGCTGCTAAAGGCAACTCTTACAAAATGATAGAAAGAACAGACAAATATTTGAAGAAATTAAGAAAGGGTGAAGAACATGGAAGTAAAAAGAATGGCTCAGACACCTGCGGAAGCGGCAGAGGACGAAAACCTCCGGGCAACCGTAGAAAAACAGAAAGAGAAAATTGAGGAACAGAAATTAACAATACAGTATCTGGCAGCAATGTCAGATATCTATATTCCAGAAGAGGAGGAAAGCGAAGATGTACAGAATTTTGCTGAAAATGAAGAAGATGTACAGTAGAGAAGACTGGCTTAAAATGGTAAATCAAGCCAAGAAACGCGGAAAATTGACCGAACAGGAGTATCAGGATCTTATCACGGAGGACACAGAATGAGCGTAGTAGTTGGAATTATCTCATATGCTGCCGGAGTAGCAACCGGTATCGCATTGATCTGCATTGTACAGACGAGGCACTGACATGACCAAGTTACAGATTATTCGAGGCTTATGGTCTGCAATCTATGATCTTATGCTGTACATTCAGGGCGATTCCGGTAGAAAACCGCTGGATGAAATAGAAGACAACCTGGATGTGCTGGAGAAGGCTTGCCGAAAATACGAAAATACTGACGATTACGAGCTTTTTCGACAAGAATAGAAATTGTGTTCTTGGAGTTTTCAGGGTACACTATAAGTGCAGAGAGGCAGACAGGCTATAGATAAAGAAGACGAAAGAGGCAAAGGCAGGGATTGAGCGAACCCTGTCTTTTGTCGTATCAAAATAAAGTTAAGCTGAGAAGAGGGCAGGGATGCTCTCTTTTTATGTTGGAGGAAATTATGAGAATCAGGGCACAGCCTAAAAACAAGGAGGAGACAGGCGATGGAGCAGTTTTTGGAACTTTTCGGCAAATATTCTTTTCTGGGGATTACGGTGTATAAATGGTTCCTGATCGGAGGGGCGATTGTTTTTCTGGTACAATCCGGAAAAAAAGCAGCAACGATGATCGGCGATTTGTATGAGCGGAAACGCAAGAATGATGAAATGCTGCATCATGCTCTTGAGCAGGTGGCGCAGTACCCAAAGTGGCACGAACAGAGCTTGAAGATACAGGAGAAGTTCACACATGCGATTGAAGATCTCCGGGAACGCCAGATCGAGAATTCAAAGAAGCTGGAAGAAATGGAAGAAAGCAGCAAAGCGAGAGAAAAGAATAAACTGCGTGATCGTCTGTTACAGAGTTACCGGTATTATACCAGCACAGATAAGAATCCGCTTCAGGCATGGTCTGAGATGGAATCAGACGCTTTCTGGAAAATGTTTGGAGATTATGAATCCCTGAATGGTGATGGACATATGCATACGGAGGTTCAGCCCGCAATGCGGAGCCTTGAAGTTATTCCGATGCATGAAACAGAACAGATTGCAGAACTGATGCATAGCCGAAGATGAGGTACTACAAGCCTTTTCTCCGGCTTTTTCTGTACTGGTGAATATTTTACCATTGGAAACAATATAAACGTTCCCTGGAACGATACGGAGTTCACAGGGGAACATATGGAAGGTGATAATAACGAAATGGTTTAGAGAAAAAATAAAACAGATTGGAACCCTGAATTTAGTGCTGATTCTTGTCGGCACTTTTTTTGTGTGGTTCAACTGGCAGATGATCTTAACTTTCCGGATGTATGGCAGTATGCCGGAAACCTATGCTTGTGCGGTCGTAGCAGCAACGATAGGCGAATGCGGTATCTGCGGCTGGATCCGGACGAATAAGGACAAGCGGCAGGACCGCGAATGGCAGAAAGACGATTTGAAAGAACAGGAGCAGTATGTTCCCGACATGAATGTCGGAGACAAAACCGAGCCGGAAGTACCGGATTTCAGCGATGGAACAGATGTTGAATTTGAACAGGAGGGAAATTAAGTTATGAGCATGGAAATTTTTTTACTTGGTTTACTGGTGGTATCTACATTAACGGGACTGTGTACAGAGTCCATTAAGATCTGGCTTACGGAGCGTCACAAGAAGTATCATGCGAATGCTCTGGCGGGATATGTGTCATTAGTTCTGTCTGTGGCAGTTGGGGCGGCCTATATCATTCTGACAGAATCAGCAATCAATGCACAGATGGCAGTGTATCTTATTGCTTTAATGCTGCTTTCATGGCTGTCCGCAATGGTCGGATATGACAAGGTGATCCAGGCAATTTCACAGTTCAGAAGAACACAGTAAGGAGGAATATACTATGCAGAAAACAAATATTGCAGTTTTGAGGAAAATCTTATATGCAGTAGAAAGTGGCGGCCAGGTCTACGGCTGCCAGAATTACGCTGCGTTCATCGGGGCAGGAGCGAACTGCTCGAACGAAAAAGCAATCACGATCGGAGCCGGCCAGTGGTATGCCGGTGAAGCCAAAAAGCTCTTGCAGAAAATCCAGCGGGCAAATTCGACGCAGTTCAAAAAGCTGGATAATCAGGGAATTGAGAGTGACCTGCTCAAGAAGAACTGGTCCACATACGCGATTGCCGCGACTTCTGCAAAGGCAAAATGTATCGTTGCGATCATCAACTCAACTCTTGGAAGAAAATGCCAGGATGAACTGATGGACGAGCAGATCACCGAATATGCTGCCAGCATCGCAAAAACATACGGAACAATGCCAGATACAGCTATGATGGAGTGTATCAATATCATTCATCAGGGCGGCTCATCTGCGCTGAAAAGGATCCTTGCTAAGACCGCAAAACCTTACACAGCCAAGAGTATCTATGCGGCACTGAATACGGACCCGGCAGACCGGTCAAACGATAACCAGGTTGGTGATTATGTTTCCAGGCAGAAAAAGGTG